AAATGAGCAATATTGATATAGCAGTTTGGATCATGGCTGTAAGTTCAGTCATTGACACTATTTACACACTATCGGAGATTATTCATGTTTAATCCATCAACAAAAATTATGGAGTTACTTTTAAAGCCGTCTGAAGGTTTTGCTTATTGGGGTTTTTTTGATGATTTTCAAAAAGACGATAGCGGGTTTGCTATGGGCAATTGGATTGGTTCTAATGTTCCATTTATGGCTTACGAGGAATTGCAATTAGCAATGATTTTTATTGCGAAACACAATCTAATGAATGACTGGATTGAGTATTCCACTAAACACGCAGAAAAAGCGGAGGAATTATGAGCAATATTGTCAGTTTTAACGAGATGGAGCAGATGGCACAAGCAATAGCCAAGTCTGGTCTATTTGGTATGAAGGACACCAACAGCGTTCTAGCACTGATGGCAGTCGCTCAAGCTGAAGGGTTACACCCTGCAACAGCAGCGAGGGATTTTCACATTATTCAGGGCAGACCAGCTCTTAAGGCAGATGCAATGCTGGCACGCTTTCAAAACGCAGGTGGCAAAGTCGAATGGAAGGATTACACAGATGAGCGAGTTACAGGAGTTTTTTCACATCCCAACGGGGGTGACCTTGCGGTTACATGGACTATCGAGCAAGCCACCAAAATCGGTCTTGTCAAACCTGGAAGCGGATGGCAAAAATTCCCTAGAGCGATGCTTAGAAGCCGTTGTATATCAGAAGGTATTAGATCAGTTTTCCCAGGATCTGTTACTGGCTTCTACTCACCCGATGAAGTCGAAAACTTTGAAACCACGACCATCAAGCCTAAAGTATTAAAGGAGATGGGATCAGTTATTCCCAATGTAGTCGAATTATCAGCGTTACCAGAGGATATTCCTGATATAGCATTGCCGATGTATGTTCCAGGTCAAGATGAACCCTATGCACGCTATATCTGTTTAGATGATTGGATTGATGGGTTTGCAGAGATGCACGCCAAAATTCATGAATCTACCAAGTTTACGGCAGAGGAAAAGTTCGAAAAGATCAAAAAATTCAGGGAAGTAAATGAAGCCTATACAAAAACATTTGATGGCAATACAACTGCGAAATTCTTATCCAAGCTCTCAATCCACAGAAAGGAAATCAGTAATGGCTAATGGACATATCGCCCAGATGGGCAAAGGGGTGTTATTTCAAAATGAGAAAAAACACGACAGATCACCTGATTGGAAAGGCACGCTATTGCTTTCTGAGGACTACAAAGCAGGGCAAACTCTCAAGATAGCAGGGTGGACTAAGCAAACGCCTAAAGGCAGCTTAATCAGTCTTTCTGAGGACAACTGGAAGCCAGATAATGGCGGTACTTATCCTAAAGAAGTTAATCGAGTTCAAGACGGAGATGTACCCTTTTAATGGTTGTTTTAAATTTACCTTACCCGCCTAGTATCAATAACTACTGGATTGCTTCAGGAAACAGGCGTTTTATTTCTAAGCGAGGTAGGGAATTTAAAAATGCAGTCGCAGAGTATTGCGCTGAGTTCAGAGTACCTAAATTTGGGGATAAACAGATTTGGGTAGATATTTTTCTGTATCCACGCTCTAAAAAGCTCATGGATGTAGATAACTGCATTAAGCCAATACTGGATGCTTTACAGGATGCTGGTGTATTTGACGATGATGTGCAAGTACATTGGGTACGAATTGAACGGGGAATGGTGAAAAAAGGCGGTGGATGTTTAGTCATGCTTGACTATTTAGAAGATCAATCACCAGTCCAAGGGGAATCTGGCGTGAATTAGCCAGGTAGTTAGGGGTTGCGCCAGCCAACTTCTTGGATAGCTGGCACTTTAAGGGGATAACGATGTGGAAAAACCGATTTTTTTTGATGCGGAGAAGGTGCTTTGAAATTGTCAGATTTGGCAAAAATAGCATTGAACTCAGAGAATTGAAATGATTGTCAGATTATCTGAGCTAGATACTTATGAGATCGCATGGGCAGCGCATGAGAGATGGCGTTACAAGAAAAGACTTGGGAATCATTAGTAATCGAGTGGATCAAAAAAGAGATGACTTTTCTATAACTAGAGAAGGTATGTCAGGGGAATGGGCAGTAGGCAAGGTGATAAATACACCAGTGAATTTAGACTTACACCCTGGCGGTGATCCTGGTTGGGATTTTGAGTATTGCGGTATCAAGATTGATGTCAAAACAAGCAAAGCAAAGTACTTATTGTTTAATACATTAAGCAGTTTTAAAGCAGATTTAGCAGTGTTTGCAAGGTATTTGAATGAGTATCAAGTAGAGCTAGTAGGTGCGATTACAAGACAAGATTTTGTTGCAAAGCACCAATTGAAAAATTTTGGGTATGGGGATAAGTGTGTCGTTGATCCTCTTTTATTAAACGATGTTAGGGATTATTTATGAATAAGAAAATTTTTGTAGCTACACCAATGTATGGCGGTCAGTGCGCTGGTTACTATACGCAGTCAATTATGGAACTCAATATGTTGCTACAAAAGTCTGGAGTGGAAGCTCAGTACAGCTTTATGTTCAACGAGAGCTTGATTACTAGAGCGAGAAATTCGCTTACCAATGTCTTTATCAAGAGCGGATGCACTCATTTACTCTTTATTGATAGCGATATTAAGTTTAGGGGTGCTGACATTATGGCAATGCTTGAGGTGGACAAGGACATTATTTGCGGTATCTACCCTAAGAAAGAAATCAATTGGGATAGCGTTAAAAAGGCAATGGATAGCGGAGTACCACAGGATCAATTAAAGAGCTATACAGGCAGTTTTGTGGTCAATCTGGTGGATTACCAAGGTGAAGTGACTGTGCCTGTTGGACAGCCTGTAGAGATCTTTAATGGCGGTACGGGTTTTATGATGATTAAGCGTGAAGTTTTTGAGCAATTATCAGACAAAGTGCCGTCTTACTTTAACGATGTCAATGATCTAAATGGTCGTATGAGCATGAGAGAAGAAATCAAAGAGTACTTTGCTACTTCTATTGAACCTGAAACTGGTCGCTTGTTATCAGAGGATTATCACTTCTGCTACATTTGGCGCAAAGCTGGTGGCAAGGTTTATGCTGCTCCNTGGTGTCAGCTCAGCCATATAGGTACTTACGCTTTCGAAGGGCAGCTCATCCCTGCTCCATGATGCGCCTGATTCGCCTAGTACCCANTGATTCATAGTTCGATCTTTAGCCAGATACGCTCATGTACCCAGTACAGAGCTATCTTGGTGAACAGTTCAACAAAGGCAATACTGAAGGCTAGGCTTGCAGTGCCAGTAATAATCCAAGATAAAGCAAAGGTGTCAAGGCTTCCAGTAACACGCCAAGACACCGCTTTTAAAAGAGATTTGTAATGACTATCTTCTGCCACGCTTGGATTTCTTTGCAGTTTTCTTTGCTTTGCGAAATGCGGAATCTGTGGGAGCGCCTTTACTTCCTGGCGTTCTCATTCTTTCTTTTGATCCTTTACGGATACGCTCACGCTTTTTATGAATATTGGCATAAAGTCCTGGTTTCATCTGCACCCCCATCTGCGTCTTGCTGCTTTGCCACGCTCACCTTTCCAGTGTTTAGAGCGAGCGCAGAATGAGCGATGCCGACTGCCTGATTTTTGGGGTGCTTTTAGCTTTGATCCTGTGGCTCTGTTATATTTGGCACGCCCTTTCGCAGTCAAACCCCCGCCCTGGGAAACGGAGAGCTTCTCGCCACGACCAACGGAGAGATTAGGACCTCTTTTTCGCTCTGCCATGTTTTTTGCTCTTTCTTGCTGTGGAAAGTGAAGCAGCAACAGCTTGCTTTTGTGGGTAACCAGATCGAATCATCTCACGGATGTTCTTAGAAATGGTCTTTTTTGATGTGCCTTTAGACAGTGGCATTTGATATTCCTTTCATGAACATTAACTCCTCAGCTTGTCTGCGTCTTAACAAACCAGCCAAGTGTTTACCAGCAGCCATATCCCATTTTTCAAATTCATGGGCTGCACCTTCAAAATCCCCTGCATTAACCTTTTTAAGCAAAGTAGAGTTGTTTAGATTGCCACATCCGCAGTTAAAAGCAAAGTCCACAAGAGCATCAAATTCCTCTTGACTTACTTTAACGGTTAGCTTGGCATTAACATCTGCTTCTGCTCTTTTGACATCTTGTGCCAATAAATCTTCTGCTTGCTCTAAAGTAATGGTCATTCCTGGGTGAACATCAGGACCTGTATGACCGTAACCAATAGTCCAAGGATCTCCACCAGTTCCAGGATCAGGGTAAGCAGAAAGCCTAACGCCTTCAAAAGATTCCGTAAGATACAGACCATTTTTAGAATATTGCATTATTTCACCATCAGAGCGTTGTATTTTTGGATAACATCATTGCGCTCTATTTCTGAGATGGCGCATTGCTTTGCAAACCCGATAAGAACTTCGACATCTGGTTCAAGTAATCTGAATCCTTGACTTGGTACTGTAGGGGTGGTGGGTTGACTGTTTGGAAGGTTTGCGTTGTGCATCCCCCTAGACTGAGCAACAAGAGCGTTGTAGCGAGTTTCCAGTTCATCTTTGTCCTTCTGTGTTTGTTGAGCAATAACAGCTTGATCTTGAACTACTTTGGTTTGTTCTGCAATAGCGTGTTCTACGGCTTCTACCTTGGCTTTTTCTTCGTAATAGCCATCAACACGATGGGTAATAAATGCCGTACCTAGTGCAATAGCGATATAGAGNTAAGTACTAATTGGTAGGGGAAACATCAGTGTCTTTCTGAGTAGCAGCTTTAGCTCCAATCATTACACCTGATCCACCTAAAACNGTTCCAAAACCTACGCCAAGTTGTGAGAAATCCATAGAGCCACCATGTAAAACATGAATGATAGCAATAGCCAAGAAGCCAAAAAGAGCAGCAACAGCGCAAACCCTAGCTGCACAATAGGTTTCATTATTATCCTCAGTAAGAATGTCTTTTAGCAGTTTCATTTCTTTGTGCTAATAGTGTCTTGACCTTTAGTAACAGTAACTTTATCTCCATCTACAGTTACAGACATAGGAGGTTCTTTGTCGGCAAGATGATCTAAACGCT